TCGGGGCCAGTATCCAGAATGACATGAGGTAAAGGAATAGCTGAGAAAGAAATTGGATGTACTGCATCCCCCTCTTCGCAAACCAGAACACCAGTCCCGACTGCCAGATCCATGAATGACTCATGAACTTCTTGGGCAAAGTTTGAGTTTTGGATTACTTCAAAAACATATTCTGTAACTTCATCAAGCTCATTGTTAACACCATCGCGTTGTTCTTTAGGAACTTCAGAACCCGCAGTAAGATCTGCCCACCTTGCAAAGTTTGGCACAAGACCAGACTGCAAACGTGATGCAAACTCTTGCACACCTACAACGGCAGTTTCATCAAAGATCTTATCGTCCCTGCGCTGCCCAATAGTTTCGTGATAAAATGACTCCCGTTGCGGAAGAGAATACTCATAGCACTCTTCAAACAAAGGAACGAAATTTTCGCGCTTAGACTTTGCGCGTTCATAGCGCTCTAAGTATTTCTTCGCTACGGGATCAGTTATCATGAAAAGAACCTATTATAGTATCCAATGCCGCCACCCATTCCGGTGATCAAGCTACGGCGTCCGCGAGAGCCAGACCGCCGCCCTTTGCGACCTGTTTGACCTAGCGCTGATTGCAGTTTTTTTAATCTTTCCTGACGCGCTTGCGCAAAGCTAACCGGCTTTGCTTCTTCTACTGGTTCAGCCTGTGGCACCTCTTTAACCTCTGGCATCCGTGCAGCAACTACAGCTTTAGTTGCTGCTGTTGCCATTGGATCTACAATAGGCGTTGGCTTTGGTGCAGATATTAAACTTTTCTTTGGCGCAACAGTTGGCGTAGGTGCTGTTGGCACAACAGTCTTAGTTGTTTCCTTTTGCCTGTTTAAAGGTTGAGACATTGGGGCAGTCTGCTCTTGCTTTAAACGTTCAGTAGCAGCGGCCTTAGCATCGGCAGCTTCTTGAGCCGCTTTCTTTCTTGCCTCTTCAGCTTCAGCCTCTTGCTTTTTTAATTGCTCATCAACCTTGGGATCTCTTTTAGGCTTTCTACTTCCAAAGCACATTGTTTACTCCTTTGCCTGTTTACTCTGGCATATGCAGAGAAAATAAAAAAATGCAACGCACAATTACATTCTGGCCCACAATCCTTGTCTTCTCTGTGGCTTTTTCTTTTGAAATACATCAAAGTTACGTTTTGCTATCACAGGTCTAGCCGCAGGTTGATTATTTAGCAAGGCTCTGCCCTCACCCGCACCAAGCATCATATACTGCAATGCGTCATGAACGTGGCTGTACATATTCTTATCTGGCTTATCTGCGTACCTTTCACCACTAACCTCCATGCGGCGATACTGATACCCACCCTCAAACCCTTTAATCAACTGCGGGCAGCGACGATCAACAAGAAAAGCTGGCTTGCCTTCCACCATTTTGTTTAACGGCGCAGCCACCGCTTCCAAACGGAGATCAACGGAATTAGACGGTGCGGGAAATGCGCGTAGGCCAGCACCTCTAAGGATGTGGAAAGGGGTAGATTCGTCCGTTTGCGCCCGAAAGTCACCAGACGGATCGCCATATATAAGAACGTCACCACACATAGAAAATCGTGTAGCAATCTCTTCGCGAAGGACTTCAGCGAAACGAACAATCCCCATGTCAAACGCAACAATTTCAGATTGAACAAACCAACGTCCTCGTACTTTTTGCCCTATTGTAGCGGCTGGTGTTAAGCCAAAGTCCAAACCAATATATAAAGGAGCGCCAGCGGCAACTGGTATTTCTTCTTTTGCAACGTGAGTATCTGCAACAAACATTGGGTATATCGGCTTTCCGTCCTGAATAGACCCTAGCCTATTCATTACATAAACATCAATCCAACTTTTCGTCTTACCCTGTATAAGATTAGGATAATACGACTTCATCATGTTCTTAGTGTTTTCTGCATTAGGGTTTGGCTTGTATCCTGATACTTCACCATCCTCATCGTGCATTTCAACCATACCATTAGGCTGCGTAAAGAAGCGCCAGTTAATAGGCTTGACCAACATTTTAGCCTGATCGCGTGGAATGTGATCTGGTATTGGAACCTCACCAGACATAATGGGCCACCAATGATCTTCCTCAGGGGCATTAGTATCACATATTACCCCTGTCCAAGTTGGGCCACCGTCACGCATAGAGGGAAAACGACCAACGCGCATAGTACACGCATCAACAATTGACTTGGGTATCTCCCTTGCCTCATTGATCCAAACGCCCGTTAATTCTAGGGAGAGCAGTTTCTTAACGTCTTCAGGTCTATCTAAAGCAAGGAAGATAACTTCAAGATCCATGTCACCCTTTTTAATATGGTGGGTGTACGGCACAGACCAAGTAAACTTGCCCCAATCATTTTCTGGGAACCAATCAAGCCAAGTTTTAATAGTGGTTGTTCTAAGCTGCGGGTTGGTATTACGAATAATAGCCCATCTGCTTTTGCGTATTCCGTTCTTATCTTTATCTTGACCAAGGGCGCGGCGAAACACCTCAACGCAACAGCCAACAGATTTGCCAGAACCTACCGGCCCTCTAACGCCACGAAAGAAAGTGTCATCTTTTATAAAGGCTTTGAGTACATCGCCATCAGGCTTGTACTTAAAATCAATCATCTGCTTTTAATAAACTCTTTTTACTTGCCCCACCCTTTTTACTTCTGGCTTTAGCAGCCTCTACAGCAAGAGCAATTGTTTCAAATCTTGGGAATTTTTTACCTGTTTTGTCTTCAAAGTTTTTTGCAGCATTCCAAGCCTTGTCACCCGTAAGAAGCTTTGGCTTATCTGTTTTAGAGTCAAACCATATTGTTGGAATATTCCAAGCCTTTCCTTCTGGTGATTGCTCACTTGCCAAATATTCTGTTGCGAATCTACCCCCAACAGTGCTTATTGGTTTATGTTTTTTAGGATCAAAGGGAATTAAATCAACCATTATCTTAAACCTTTGTCGACTCCAAAGCGGATCATGTTTTGCACTGTCTCAGGCGCAATGCTGTCTATTAACTGGTCGCACTTGTAATCATCAATAAAGGACTCACCCATCTTATCAATGACATACTTAAAATGAACCTTGCGCACTATCTTGCGCAACATGCTAAGCTCCTCTTGCTTTAGCGTAGAAACAAAACTCATGTTCTGTACTGCCTTACCTTCCGAGCAATTGCTTTCGGTTGAGCCACAAACTGCTTGCCCTTAGCCTTGCCCTTTCGTTTAGCTCTGGTTGTAGCTGCATATTCAGCATCACTAAGAGCAGCGATAGCCTTAGCAGGTAAGTAGCGCTCACCAGTCTCACTAGACTTCTTGCCAGACTTGGTGCGCCACTTCTGCTTGCCCCAGTTCATTAGTGATTTCTGCGGAGCCTTCATTAGTTGGTCTTAGGCTTGTACAAAGTACGCTTGGAATATTCTTGAGGCATCATCATTCTGCCACCAGCGCCGCCAGATTTAGAAGAGCCTCCTACTTTAGAGCGATACCACTTATTAGCAACCTTCGTTTCAGAAGCGTTAAGACCACCAGACGAGCCGCCCTTATTAAGCAAATTGTTTAACGCTTTAATTGCAGCAGTGCGATTCGTTTTAAACATATGGTCAATGCGATCCATTGCCATTGCCCGAGTCATTCGCATTTCTGGAAATTTCTTCTGCGCCCTTTGTGAATCTGGTTCAAATTTATTAGCCATTATTTATATCCTCCACCAGCAGCCTTATACCGCTTTGCTAATAGTTGCGCCTTCCTTGCTGACCACTTGCCAGCAGCAGTACCCTGAACGTTAGCCGCCTTTATGCGCTGAAACAAAGACTTGCGCATCTTAGGTTTAGTATAATTACCCGCCGCATTAACAGCCATTACTTCTTCTTTCCACTTGGCTTCTGCTTAGGAGGGCGACCGACCTTAGTTCCATAAGTTCCTTTACCTTTAGGCATTATGCTTTCCCCTTATTCCGTTTGCTGATTGCTCTTGCCTTTGCCTTTGCGTCTGCTTTGCTGCTTGCGCCCCACGCTCTTAGGCTTAGAAGTAATCTCGTCGGCTTGCCCTTG